CCGCCACCTAGCGCTCCCGCCGCGCCATTGAGCGATGGTCGATCCTTACTAGGCGGGCCGCTAGACGTTGAGCAGGGCGCGCGGGATTGGCTCGCGTCCAACAGCATCGCATCCGATACAATCGAGGGCGATGGCATCGTGGCCGGGCGACCCGAAAACGGGGCCCCAACGCCGCCGGTAACCGGGACCCCTATCGCGGGCGCGCATTCCGAGGTATCAGCAACCGGGGGTAATAGGCCAACCCCCCACCGGGGGGCCAAGAAAAAGAAGGTACCCCGACGCAAAAGAAGGGTACCCGTACCAAAACGGGGGAAGACGAAGGTCCCTAGCGCCAAGGATCTATTCGGGTGAGGATCGAAACAGGCTTCAAGCCTCAGCACGGGCCCCAGCATCATTTCATTACTTGCCCTGCCGACATTGTGGTTTACGGCGGGGCCCGTGGCGGCGGCAAATCCTTCGCGAGCTTAGGCGAGTTCTGGTGTCACGCCGAGGACTGGGGGGCTGCCGCCAAGGGCCTGATGCTCAGACGCTCGCGTGAGGACCTAAAGGACACCATCGACGTTGCCCGTCAGATGTACGGGGATGCCGCCGAGTGGAAGGACAAGGAGAAGCAGTTTCGCTTCCGGAATGGTGCCGTGTTTCACATGGCCTATCTGGAGAACGATGCCGATGCCATGAACTATCAGGGCTGGAGCCTCACTCGCGTCTATGTGGAAGAACTGACGCAATACGCCAGTTCTGCTGGTATCTTCAGGTTGTTTGCGACGCTACGCACCACCTCGGGAGCCAGATGCCAGTTCCGCGCCACCTGTAATCCCGGCGGTCCCGGCCATCACTGGGTCAAGTCGTGGGTGATCGACAACGGCGCGTATAAGCCGGTCAAGGACCCAGAGACGCAACTCACTCGCATCTTCATCCCCGCCAAGATCAGCGACAACCCATCCCTGCTGAACAATGATCCCGGCTATATCAACCGGCTCCGCGCATCGGGCAGCCCGGCGTTGGTGCGGGCGTGGCTCGACGGCGACTGGAATATCATCGAAGGCGCGTTCTTCCCCGAGTTTGACCCCACCCGTCACGTCATCACCCCGCCCCGTATCCCCAGCCATTGGACCAGATTTAGATCAATGGACTGGGGCTCCGCCAGCCCCTTCAGCCTCGGCTGGTGGGCGGTGGTGCAGGACGACATGATCCACGACAAGCGGAGGTTGCCGAAGAATGCCATCATTCGTTATCGTGAGTGGTACGGGGCCTCTGGCCCCAACAAGGGCCTCAAACTACCTGCCGACGCCGTGGCAAAGGAAGTGGTCAGGAGGGAAACCGATGGCAAAGGAATTAGAGAACCCATCGCTTACGGAATTCTCGACCCTTCTGCTTTCCAAGTCGTGTCAGGTCCGAGCATTGGCGAGACATTTGCAAGACATGGCGTTTACTTCCGGCGTGCCGACAACTCGCGTGTCTCTACGCCAAAACGGATGGGTGGTTGGGATCAGGTTAGATGGCGCTTGCGCGGCGACGATGATGGCGACCCCCTCATCTTCTTCGTCGATCACTGCCGCGACGCCATCCGTACCCTCCCGATGCAGCAGCACGACGAGAACCGCCCGGAGGACTTGGACACCGAGGGGGAAGATCACGCCGTCGATGACATCCGATACGCCTGCATGTCCCGGCCCTTCGGCGCACGGGTCGAGGCCGACGAGGACCTGAACCCTCTCCGGGTGAGCAACGCTTTTAAACTCGACGCCCTACAATAGCGGGTGTATTGAGGCCGAGAGGGCCCCACTAATGGCAGATCCGGACGTCGAGGCCAGATTTCAGAATTTTATTTCGGAAGGCGGTTCGCGCGGTTCGCAACTGCGGGACGCCTTCGCGCAGTTGCTGGCGATGGGACAGCAAGGCGCTGTCCCTGCCGAAGCGGTCTGGGCGGCGCAGGGCCAGAACCAACTGCACACGATGAACCCTGCCGGTAACGACATTCAGCGCAGTCCGCTGATGGGCGTCGAGGGGCTTGGTCGCCAAGCACCGATGCCGCAAATCCAGACAGTTGACCCCATGCTCGAATTTCCAACCGGCACCCCGCCGCAGGACCCGCGCATGAAAGGCGCGGCAATTCCGTTCCCCGGTGCGAAGGAAATCGAGGTCAAGCCAGTCCCCAAAGGGGGCGACTACGACCTGCCGAAGAAGGAAAAGAAAAAGAAGGGTAAGGGCTAAATGGAAAGCTCCTACACCAAGGGCGAGGAACGACCGACGGGTGCCGACATCCGCTCTCCCGAGGGCGATGACCCCAACAAGCCGGACGTCGCCACCTCCGACGCCTACGAAGTCGATACTTCTTTCTGGGAAAAGGCCCTCGCCGACGCCGAGCGTGCCGAAAAGGACTGGCGCACACGGGGCCGCGAGATTGTCCAGATCTATCGCGGCGATATCCCCATCACCCGCCCCAAGACCGGCAAGTCCGGCAGCGCCTCCTACGCTTCGCGAGTGAACCAGTCGAGCACCTTCAACATTCTTTACGCCAATACCGAAGTGATGCTGCCTGCGGCTTACGCCAAGCCGCCGGACCCCGTTGTCAGATCACGCTTCGTCAAAAAGTCGGCCGTGCCGCAGCCTCCGCCACCGCCGCCGATCATTCCGGGAGGCTTCGGCCTCCCGCCGCAGCCGCCGGGCATGCCTCCGGGCATGCCTCCGGGCGCGGGTCCGCCGGGAGCACCGCCGCCGCCGATGGGCCCGCAAGGTCCGGGCGCGGCTCCCGTGCCACCCGGCGGCCCGATGCCGATGCAAGGTCCACCACCTCCCGGCCCTCCGCCCCCTACCCCAGTTGGGCCGGGAGTAGGAGCCCCGCCGCCTCCGATGCCTGTGGGTGGCGGGGTTCCGCCCCAGCCGCCGCCGCCCGGCATGCTGCCGGGCTCCCCGACGATGGCCCCGCCGCAGCAGCCGGTAGGGCCCGGCACCGTGCCGCAACCGGCGGACACGCCGCCGGGCTTGCCGAAGCAGCAGGACATCGACACGGCGGCCGCCGTCATGGAGAAGGCGCTTGAAATCGTCGTCGGCGACGAAGCCAGCCACGAAGCGGTCAAGGCCGCCGTCCGTGACATGCTGCTGCCGGGACGCGGGATTTGCAGGGTGCGGTGGAAGCCAATCCTGAAGCAGATCCCCGTGGAAGACCCGGTCATGGGCGGCCCGCTGATGAACCCGATGACCGGCGAGCCGCAGATGAAGGACGCCAAGATCTGGGAGACCGTGGACGACGAGTACGTGTTCTGGGAAGACATCCTGATTGACCCCGTGCGTCAGCACGGCGATGTTGAGTGGATCGCGTTCCGGCATCTGTTTGCCGAAAAGGCCCTTCTCAGCGAGTTCGGCGATAGCGAGAAACTGCAAGAATATCAAAAGGCCAACAAGCTATCCGAGCTGCTGAAATGGACCGAAGAAAGCGCCGCCAAGTCCCCGGTTGGCGGCGGACCCAGCCCAAAGACGGCGGGCAAGCTCGACAGCGTCGTGCGGAAGGCGATGGTTTGGGAAATCTGGAACCGCTCGACGCGCGAAGTGCTCTGGATCATCAGAGAGGGCGGCGGCTGCTCGTTGCGGGTCGATCCCGATGTTTTGGGTTTGCAGGGATTTTATCCTATACCCAAGCCGATCTGCGCCGTGATTACCACCGACACAATGATACCGAAGGCATTTTATGATCTTTACGCACATCTGGCCGCCGATCTCGACGACACTTCTCGAAGAATTAGCGATCTCACAGCCAAGATCAAAGTTCGCGGCGGCTACAACGCCGCCAACAAGGACATTGCAAGCCTGCTTACCGCCGACGACGGAAAACTCTTACCCGTTGACGGCGTGGACCTCATGTCTGGGGGGCTTCAAAACCATATCTGGCTTGTCCCTATTCTCGAATGGGTGAACGCGCTCAAAGAACTCTACATGAGCCGCGACCAGCAGAAGAACGCGATCTATGAAATCATCGGCATCGCTGACATCATCAGAGGCGCAACCAACCCGTACGAAACCGCCACCGCGCAACGCATGAAGGGCACCGTCGGAAGCGGCCGGATGCAGGGCGTCAAGGGGGCCGTCGCCAATTTCGTCCGCGACCTGATGCGCCTCAAGTCCGACATCATCGCCCGCAATTTCGATGCCGAAACCCTGACCCGCATGACCGGCGAGGATGTCACGCCCGAAGTGATGGACATCCTCAGAAACGACTTCACCCGCTTTTGCTCCATCGACATCGAGACCGACAGCACCGTGGAGGCCGACGAGGCCACCGAGAAGGAAGCCAACGCCCAGATCATGCAGGTGATCGGCGGCACCATGCAGGCCGGTCAAGCCCTTCTCCAAGGCGGCATGCTGCCGCCGCCGATGGTCATCAACCTTGTCTTGGAAATGACCAAGATGCTGCTGCATCCCGTGCGCCATTCAAGGGGCGTGCTGGATCTGATTAACGGCTATCAGGAGATGCTGGGGGCCTACATGCAGATGGACCCCACCGGGGCCTTGATGCGGCCGCCGCCGCCGCCACCGCCGCCCGGAGGCCCGCCACAAGGCCCTCCCGGCGCACCGCCCGGTCCGACACGGGGCCAGAACGGCAAGGGCCCGCCGAAATTGCCGCAACCCGGCGGTCCACCGCCGCCACCGGGGATCATGTGACATGACACTGGGACTGGCGTTCTGGATACTGATGCTGATCTGGTTCGTGTTCGGCGT